AGGCAACAACCGAATCGGAACTCATCGCGGTACCAGCAGGCTGATGAATGGCCACGTGGCGAAGTGTAATAACCGATGCTCTTGGGGAGCTCGGCGTCCTAGCGGCGGGAGAAACAGCTCAGGCTGAGGATACTACGCTAGGACTCAAGGCGCTCAACCGCCTATTCGACAATTGGGCGGCTGAGCGTCTTTTTATTCACTATGGCACTCGGTCAACTTGGTCTATCGTCGCAAGCACCAATGAATACACGGTCGGGTCTGGAGGCGATATTGATATCGCCAGACCGGTATTCATTGATGCAATAAAAATGCTTGACTCAAACGACCAAGAAACACACGTAGGGAAACTAACGGAAAGACAATATAGGGATATCGTAAACAAAGAATTAACATCAACCGTAGCAACCAATTACTATTATAACCCTACATATCCGCTAGGTACTCTTACCCTTTTCCCGATACCTACAGATAGCACATACACCGGTGTGCTGTATGCACCGACTGCTGTATCGCAAGCCAGCTCTTTAACGGCGACCGTTTCATTGCCTCCTGGCTATGAAGACATGATCGTAACGAACCTTGCGTTACGACTTGCCTCAAGCTACGGAGTGCGCGTAGACCCTTTACTGGTGCGCCAAGCGGAAAAAACTAAGGCGATAGTACAGCGTGCCAACAGCCGACAGGACGACATGGTGTTCGAATCCGGCGCTTGTGTGGCGCCACGAATGCTTTATAACATCGAGACCGACCAATGAAGTATCCAGGATTCATTCATTCGTCATACCGGTCTCAATCGGTTATTGCCGATCAAGAGCGCACCGTGAATTGGTATCCGGAGAAAATGGAGTCGCCTGGCGCATCGACTGAAATGGCCCTGTATCCAACGCCAGGGGTAACGCTTCTTTCCGAGGCAACCAATGGTCCGGGCCGCGCTCACTTTTACATGGACGGTCGCGAGTTTGCGGTGATCGGTGCGAAATTTTTTGAAATAGATATCGACGGTAATCAAACCGATCGCGGCGATGTCGCGCTTGACTCGAATCCGGCGACCATTAGCAGTAATGGCGATGGTGGCGGGCAGCTATTCGTGACGAGCGGAACCTATGCTTACTGTTACGATTTAAGCACTAATGTACTTACCCAAATTACTGACCTCGACACCAAGGCCACCATGGGCGCCCATCTTGATGGCTATTTTTTGGCTCTCGATGCGACGAGCTCAACGCTATATATCTCAGCGCTTCTTGATGGTACTTCTTGGACAACTGGTACTGATTTTGCGCAACGGTCCATTGCCCCTGATCCGTGGGTCTCTATGCGCGTCGTGGGCCGGTACATTTGGCTGCTCGGTCAACAGACAAGTGAGGTTTGGTATAACGCCGGCACATCACCATTCCCATTTGCTGCGCACTCTAGCGGTCTCATTGCTCACGGATGCGCCGCCGCTTTTTCTACCTTCGTCGCCGAAAAGCGCATTTACTGGCTGAGCGTTACTCAGCAAGGCGGATTGCGGGCCGTGCGGGCCGCTGGATTTTCTCCGGACGTAATATCAGATCATCCGACACAAACAATCTTCGATGGCTTCGGCACCGTGTCTGATGCGGTCGCCGATATCTACATCGAAAATGGGCATACATTCTATATCGTGTCATTCCCTCGCGAAAATAAAACATGGGTGTGGGACGCTTCAACATCGCTCTGGTCCGAGCGTGGGACGTGGATTGCAGAGGATAACGAATTCATCGCATTGCGTACTCGCTATCATGCGTATGCGTTCAATCAGCACCGTTGGCTGGATTCTGTCACTGGCTCTATCTACTCCATGGACGCGGAGTCATCGTCGGATGTCGACAGCCGAGTAATTCGGCGAGTACGACGTGCGCCGGCCTTATCCGTAGAAAATCAACGCATTTTCTATTCGGCATTCGAGCTCGATATGGAGCCAGGATTGGGCCTCGAATCCGGACAAGGCTCCGACCCGATGGTAATGATGCGTCTCTCTAATGACGGCGGAAAAACATGGGGTGCTGAGCGCATGCGTTCTGCTGGAAAAATCGGTGAGTACGGCACACGTGTACGGTGGAATCGCTGTGGCGCAGGTCGTAGGCGGGTGTTCGAGGTTTCCGTTAGCGACCCGATACCCTATCGATTGATCGGTGCATACCTCACACTCGGCCAGCCTATCGCTGGCGCAAGCCAGCCACAGCAGCAACGGAGTGCGGCATGACGCTAGTCTATACTCAGCCGCCAATCCCGAACGACGACTCGGTGGTTCGTCGTGTTCAAAGACCTGGCGATCCAATCGAAAAGTTTCTGATCACCGAGCCGTGGCAAGAGTATTTTGACGATCAATCAACTGTGCTAAATCAAACGCCACGCCGAATCAATAGCGTGGTCGTGAGTGATTCAGAGGCGTCAATTGGTGCGACTGATTTTTCAGGCGGTACGTTGCCGGCTGGGCTCTATCGGGCCGCCTATTACGCACGCATCACTCAAGCCGCCGGTACTTCCAGCAGTCTAGAGGTGACTCTAGACTGGACCGACCATTCTATATCATGCTCCTACACCGGTGCTGCGATGACTGGCAATACCACGGCAACGCTGCAATCGCAGACGCTACTAATTTATATTGACGCCGTTTCGCCTGTCCGTTATTCGACTACCTACGCTTCGGTTGGTAGTCCTGTTATGTCTTATAGTATCTATTTTACGCTCGAAAGGGTGAGTAATTGAGAACGCGCGTGCTAGACCGTGACGAATGGCCTAAATTGCCAGATGATCCAGAATGCCAGACATTACTGCGCTTCATTAATCCTCAATTAGCTGAGATAATCGTCGTCGAAAACGATACGGAGGAAATTATAGCGTGTATCGGAGTATATCGAATCACACATTTCGAGCACGCATGGATCTCCCCATCATATCGCGGTAGGCCGGGAGTCTTACGGACCTTAATGCGCAAGGCGTTTGATTTGGTGCGCCAGAAGAATGAGACGTTCGTTTTGTGTGGCACACCACACGAGCGAGTCGAAGCGATGCTGGGGCGTCTAGGGGGCGTGAGATTACCCGCTCAATTTTTCGGTGTGGGTATCAATAATGGAGGTGCTTTATGGGATGGGCAGCGGCAGCGGGCGCACTAGGTACAGGTCTTGGTGCGCTCGGGAATTATCTCGGAGCGCGGGACGAGCGGAAAGAGCAGAAAGAGCTGCAGCGCGAAGCGCTGAATCGCGCCGATAAGCAGAATGCCTGGGAACGGCAACGAGAACAACGACGCTGGGATTGGTACCAACGATACATGAACCAGCGTCAGGCTAATCAAAGAATGCTCGCCCACAGGTACGGCGGCAATTTTGGCGGAATGGCAAGCCGTCGCCGTCGTGGCGCGGCTGGCTCAATATAAAGGGGGACGACATGCCAATAGATCCTTTTGACCCTTATGCCTTTATCCCTGGCGCTAGCGCTGGTGTTGAGCGTGACGACTACGACCCCGGTGATTACGAAGATCGTTTTCCGGAACATTCCGAGTGGTTCGCGCCAGAGTACACTGGCCCTTCGTCTCCGACGATAAATATCCCAGGTGCTCCTGGCCTCGACCTGCCTCTGTTCGAGGCGCCCACTTTCGCTCAGGCCACTAGCGACCCAGGATATGAATGGCGCCTGCAATCGGGAATGGACGCGCTACAGCGATCCGCCGCCGCTAAGGGTGTACTTCGGACAGGCGGGACGCTGGCTGACCTCGTCAAATTTGGCCAGAACTTCGCGAGTAACGAGTACGCGAACGTTTTCAATCGCGCGCTAGCCGGGTACTCGGCATCTAATGAGGCACGACGGGCGATGTTCGAGCCGCTGCTCGCGCAATGGCAAGCTCGGGCAAACGCGGAGCAAGCCAAAGGTTTGGCGGCGTTTGATCTCGCGCAATTCCTGTACGGGAAGCGGCTCGATGTCGCGATGCAAAAGGAGCAATGGCGGCAAGATCAGTACAACGACCCAATACCGGAGATGCCTGACTAGGTATTACCTATGCGACAAGGTGCCGCCGCAAACCGAGCGATCGATATACTCCTACAGGGTGGCGATTGGGCCGCCGATGCGGCTCGCCGTCGCGCAGAAATCGGTGCGAGGCTACGGGCCGACGTTGAAAAACTCGGCACGCAACTCCAAGAGCGACAGCAGCGGCGACAAGCGTCCCGTCAGGAATCGGCGCTCATGCAATTAGCCAACTCATGGAACGGCCAAGACCCTACAGCACTGTACACCGCGGCGC